CGCATAAACAATAGAATATTGCACTTAATTTTCCATCAAATACATAAACTTTTTCGTGCACAGTATCTTGCAGTTGCCAGTACCCGTGATCTGACAAAATACGTCGATTTCCAATGGCGTATCCCGAGTCGCCTAGGGGCCAAATATAAGGGGTTTGTTTGGTTATTGCAATGTGCTGGACCTGTTGTTCGGTCCATTCGCCAAGAAATCTAGCGGTGAGTTCTATTACTTGTTTAGCTTGTTTTGCGTATTCTTTTTTTGTAGCTGATGTGACCATTTTCGTTGACTCGGTATAACACGTCCTTGTTCACCAGCTGGTTGGCCATAATCTGTTGTCTAGCATCTAGATCACGTTTGCGTAGTTCTTTACGCTGGTCCAACAAGTCCAATACCTCGGCTTCTTCGTTGGTGATGGGAAGTGTAATGTTATTTAAGAGTTCTACGATCCGCATAAATTTATTTGAAGTGAGTGGCCAATAAAGTTATAATACCGGCAATCATGACACCCAAGATGCTGGTGCCAATTGTGATTATTGTTTTGTACGGGCCATCAGACTTTTCTGTCAGACTTTCTTTGATGTCCAACAGATGGTTCTCTAGTTTGTCCATACGGTCTTCTAGATTGTCAAGTTTATTTTCCAAACTGTTGTACCTTTCAGCGCATAACTCTACGTGCGCCTCTAGGCTTTTCTTTTCAATTGCGGTCCCGGCCATTTTTGTTCCTAATAGGGCGATGCTATCGTTTTAATGTGCCGTGATGTGTGCCGTAAAGTGAGCCTAAGTGGTGCCATGAGCATCAATACTCTATTTATTGTTCGTGATGTTGAACGAAATATACGTTTTTAATAGCACCGTAAGGATAAAAGATGGGAAGCATAAAGCGCCCAGTTTCTTCTAGTCCGGTGATGATTGGCACTTGTTCAAAGTCTTGTAACAATCCGCCCAAGGGTTTGTTGGGCAAATCGTATACGCCAGTGCTTTCAATGGCCCAAGTCCAAGTCCATAGACTATGTTGTCCTTGAAAGTAGTCGCCAAACTTCATCATATCAGTTGGTACTTCTTGGTACACAGTGGGCTCTTTAATGTGCAAGGGTTGTGTGCGTAGGCTCATGCATTGCAGTACTGTTTCCCAATTGCGTTGTTGATTGCGTTTAATGTCATCAGGATCAACACTACGAATCACACGAGTTGGGGTAATATCAACCAATGTGTATCCTGTAAAAAATTGTAGTCCCGGAGCATTCATACAGTATTTAGCGGCCACAAAAAAAGCGCAATAAATGCGCTTCCTTTGTTTAGTTTACGAACTAATTAAGATGTAGCTAGTTTGAAACCAACGTTTGTAACTGTTGTTGAAGCAGCCCATACGTTTGAAGCAATACCAATGTTACCACCGGCAGTACCAACGTTACCAAGCATACCTTGTAAACGTGTTTGTAATGCAGTAGCAATTGTGCTTGCTGTGTATGATTGTGCGCCATAACCACTGTTAGAAGGACCTGCACCAGTAGCTTCTAAAAGAACGCTCAACTGAGTATAGTTTGAGCCGCCACCAACTTGGTACATTGTAACTGTACTGTCGATTTCTAGGGTACGTAGAATAGATTCTACTGCACCGCCAGTAACCATTTCTAATGCTAGGTTAGCAGTAGCGCCAGTTCCAACTGTAGTAATTGCTAAAGCGATAGGAGCTTTTGTAAGACCTGTACCGATAATAGCACCACTTGATGGGTAACCATAACTAGCACCTAGGTCAACGTTTGTAATTGGTAGGGAATCACCTACATATCTTGTCTGAACAGCCATTTTATTTTTCCTTTAAAATTAATGAGCCCTATTTGGACTACATGCATTTATTTAGTCTTTTCGTAAAAAACTCGGGGTTTACTTGTTAAAATGTGCCACGCCAAAAACCCCGCGATTTACTAGTTTTACCAGTCCCACGGGTGTATCAATAACAAATCCCTCACCGGCTTTTTGTCCCCCGGTCCACTGCTCGAATCCGGTTACTTGTTTTTCAAGTTGGTCAGCCAGGTTTACTTTGAATTGATAAATTGCGTTCCAAGTGTCTCGAAGAGCTTTGTAGCCCTTGGCATTTCGATACAAATATCCGCCTTGGTTTTCGCCTATTAGGTTTTTAAATTGCTTGGGGTTTGTGTTTTTTTGCAACCAAGTGGCTTCATCTTCATTGGTTTGTCCGGTAATTTTATGATTAAAATACTTTTTAATAAGTCCCTGGCCAACTCCGTCTAGCCCTTTTAAAAACTGTTCTGCGGCTTGACCTGTTGCACCTGTTACCGCTTTGGTTGCGGCATTGCTCAACTGTACAGGATCTTTTAAACTAAATTTCAAACCAGCAGTGGGATTTAGCACTGCCACAGTGCCGTTGTTGGCCAATCCGGTCTTGCCGTCCCAGGGAGCACCGTCTCGTTGATGCACCACAATCACGCCCACTTTGTTTTTAATCAATTCACCAATTGGTGACTTGGGTGGTATACGATACTTTACTGTTGTAGGAGTGAACTCGTACATGCCATCAACCATGGGAGTTTTGCCCGCACTCATCAAGTCGCCCTTGTAAGTACCGGGCGCAACCACATCATCTTCTAGGCCCTTCCATATGGTTTGTATTTTTGCATACAGGTCATTGCGGTCAGCNCCACGTGNTNGATCNTATTCNANCCACTGTTCGGGGCTGGTNGGNAGTACGCCTTTGTTGGGCATGTACTTGTCGGCACAAAAGAACTCGCCTGAAGTTTTGCGTCCGAACACCAAGGCAATACCNCCATCCCATTTGATTGATATCTTGCCAGGATTTTTAATCACACCCTTTAAGGCCTGTACATATTTTTGTGCTTCGGCTAAGCCATCAAAGATGGTATCTTCGGGATGTACAATACGTGGACCGGCATCAGCGGCTTCGGTTAATGTTTCTATAAATGTCAATCTCATTTAAAATAGCCTTTGACTGTGTCTAGTCCTTGTTGTACTTTTTGTCTGTCCGATTCGGCACGTGCACGTGCCTGTGGTGTTTCTGCTTTGTCACGCTTTTTACTGTTGATGTCGATCATGGCCTTTTCTTGATAACGATTCCAGAAGTCACGCACAAAGTCGCCTGCAGAATTAAATCGGGCCAAGTCACCTGTGCCAAACATGTTGTTGAGTTCGCAACTACGTGCAAATCCTTTGACGCCATTTACTAATTTTTGTATTTTGACATCTTCAATGTCGTTGCCAGGAAATTGTTCTAGCATGGGATCGATTTTGGGATCGCTAATACCTTGTTGTTTGGCCAAATACTTGAACAAATCTAGTATATAAGTTTCGGGATTGGTTGTGACTGTGACTGTGGTTGTACCTTTTTGTTTTGAGAAAGGAACATGTTGATTATCTACAACTTTTAATTGTACACCGGCATGTTGAATACTTAAATCAAGTAGTTCACCCAACACACTGAACATGTTGCCGGTTAGTAATCCTTTAACTCCACGCTCGGGAGTGACACGTGCCGCTCCCCACTTTTCCAAACGCTCGGGATGCCACATGAAATCAATTTGTACATAATCACGTTTGCCAATTTGAAATATAGGGTGCCCGGCTTTGCTTTCTGTAGCGTCCACATAACGAGCATGTCCTTCCTTGACAAACTGGTCAGCTAATGCGTTCCAATATGCAGTAAACTGTCCTTGACTTTGTCCCTCAGTTTCAGGACCAATCATTTGCAAGTCAATGTCGCCGTATATTTTGTCAGGATCGGATTCGGTATCTTGTGCATGGTACGCACTAGATCCTGTGGGACGCCCACGACGTACAGGGCCAAGTCCTTTTGTTTTGAGCCAGACATTGAAATCTTGTACAAATCGATCTACTACTTGCAATGTAGGGGCAACAATTCGTGGATGCAGTACTGTGTTTTGTGTCAGTCGAGTATCCCACCCGCCTTCAAGAATAATATCTCGCATCTTCATAGCCGATCGCTCCACTTGCGATACCAGGCAGCAGTTCCTGGAGCTGTATCTTCGGGCAGTGTTAACAAACCTTTTTGCTGATCCTGACGTGCTTGTGCCAATTTGCCTTCACGGTCAGGGTCTTGTGCCAAAGCCTGCATCATGCTTTTGACACTGTCTAAACTGTTTTCTTTGGCCTTGGGCCCTAAGAGAATCTTTGCAACTTCTCGACGTGTACGTCCAACAACTTCATTTGTATCTCGGTTTAGTAATTTTGCGCCAAACGGATCAAACTTTAAATTTAAATGTTTAGCAATACTGCTCATTAACACAAAGTTTTGTTGTCCCTTAAAACCTGGATCTGCATACATGCCTCGTGGGCCATGTTGATGCCACGGAGCAACAATTTTAGCATCTTGTATAACCATTAGGTCCACTTGTGCATAGCCTTGATTACCTGCTTTGCCTTTGTACTTGACACCAATGCTGACATTGCGTCCGTTTACTTTTGCTTCTACGCCTTTGGCCGCAAAGTATGTAGCTAGAGCTTTCTTTGCTGCTAGTACTGGGTCTTTGGCATCGTCTTGGGTTTTAAACAATGCAACTAAATCTTCGGCTTCAATCATTAAGTCAATGTCGCCACTGGGCACACCTTTAAATCCTGCACTACCAATATCGGCTTGTAAATTTTTTAGTAGTGCTTGTGGCATTTCGCGTTTGGCAGTAGCAACCACAGTGGGAACATCCACTTGCTCTACTGGCA